CGTAGATTTGTTGATGCCATGCGAAGGCAAGATTTTCAGCGAATGTTTAAGCGAATAGCACATGGAGTTTATGAAAAGATGTAACTTTGTTCTGATTTCATTATCGGCCAATGCTGCAGTTGCGACCTGCAATATACCCCTCAAACGAGGGGTTTTTTTATACGTTTAAGGGTATAAAATCTACCATAGGCAGAACCATTATATCATATCGGATATAAATTTTACCGAACGAAATGCATGAATTTTTCACAAAAGTGCAGCCAAAAGTTCGATTCGTTCACCAAGTGAACTTTTGTAAGTCATTGATAATCATTGGCTACAATGCCAAAAGTTCATTCGTTCGAACTTTTGAGAGATAATAATAATTATATCTCTTTATATTACCTTATTACTCTATAGATATAGATAAGTGAACGGGTGAACTTTTCGAACTTTTCGAACCAATCGCTGATAATCAATGAGTTACAAGGGTAAAATTGAACGAATGGCGAACTTTTGCCGAACATTTGGTACTTTCGGGTGGTTATGGGTAACTTTGTGGCTAAATCTAAATTAGAATTCGTTAGATGGCAAAGGGAAGGAAAACAGGTGGAAGGGTTAAGGGTTCCGTAAACAAGGCAACCAAAAGCATGAGAGAGCATTTTGCTGAAGCATTTGATCTATTGCAGGAACATGAAACCCTGAAGTTATCGAAATGGGCAGAAACAAACCCAACAGAATTCTATCGCCTGGCATCGAAACTCATCCCGACAAAAGTAGAGGCGGACATCCAGCAGCCCGTCCAAACCATTATCCAAATTATCCCCGACCCAAATAGCGCACCCATTGCCGATTGAGAAACAATGTACTGCGTGTGGAAAACTAAAGTGCCGGCTACAGATGGACTTTACCAAAAGTTTTTGCCACCTTTGTATAAACCGAACCGAACGCATGAAAATACACTACAACTTTGCCACACGCAGTAGGCCAACAAAAATGACTGCTGCCATTGCCACCATTAAGGCATATTCGCACAAAGCGGATTATACAATCGGTATCACCGTTGATGATGATGATGATGTAACGCTGAATAGTACCCATTACCTCGAATTGCAAAGGGAACCGAATATCTACTTCACACACGGTAAAAGCAATAGCAAGGTACACGCCATCAACAGGGGTATGGAAGGATGGAAGGGGGATATAGTGGTGAACATGAGCGATGATATGCGTTTCCTTGTACCTGGTTATGACATCAAAATCATTAATGCTTTCGCTGACAATCTTGACCAATTCATCCACTTCCCAGACGGAAGGGTTAATCATTTACTACCTACCATGAGCATAATGGGCAGGACGTACTATGAGCGGTTTGGCTACATCTACCATCCACAATACTTCTCCCTGTGGTGCGACAATGAGGCTATGGATGTTGCGAAGAAGTTAGGGAAGTGGAAATATGTGCCGGAGCGCATCTTCGACCATTACCACCCTGCTTGGACTGGAGAACCTATTGATGCCCAGTTACGGCACACGCAGGGTTACTACCACATTGACGAGCAAACCTACATTAAGCGGTCAGCCGCCGGATTCCCAAATGAGAATGTATGACACCGAAAGAAAAAGCTATAGAGTTGGTTAGCAAGATGTATAATGTAGAGGGTGGTGGCACAGGTATTGTTGAAAAATCAAATTCTTACTTTCCCAATGGCTGTGTTCACTGGTATGATTCCAAAAAGTATGCCTTAATTGTAGTAGATGAGATATTGAACACTCAATGGCAGTTTAGTATACTTTCAATGTATGGAACGCCATTTAATTGTTATTGGCAAGAAGTAAAAACCGAAATCGAAGCACTATGACCCTATCAATTCTAATCTGCACCATCCAAGGCCGTGAGGGTTATCTTACCAGACTATTGCAGGAATTAGTGCAGCAGAAAGCACGGTTATCTAATCAGCTAACTGATGAGGTTGAAATCATTGTTGAATCGGATAATGGTGCCATGTCCACAGGGCGCAAACGGAACTATCTCATAGGCAAGTCAACAGGCAAGTATATTGTATTCGTGGATGATGATGATATGATTGCACCCACCTACATCGCTGACATACTTGAAGCAGCACAACAGGATCCCGATGTTATCGTATTTAACGGAATAATGACCACCAATGGCAAGGATGAGCGGAAGTGGTACATAAGTAAGGAATACGGCTATGAAGCGAAGGATGGGGCTTATTATCGCTATCCTAATCACATTGTACCTGTGCGCAGGGAGATAGCCATAAAATTTCCTTTCCAAGACATAAAGATTGGGGAAGATTACCTCTATGCTACTGCAATGCACAATGCAAAGGTTCTGCAAAGTGAGGTCAAGATTGAGAAGGAACTTTATCATTATCAGTTTAGAACGAATAAGTAAGTTATGGAACTATATTGGTGCCGACATTGTAAGGATACTAAACAATTGCTTAATAAAAATGTAGAAAATGGTGTACAAGAATGCTATTATTGCAAAACAGAACCAACCCCACCACAACCCTACTACCACTCCGGCACCTATGAAGCCATTAACGTTATCGAAGCATGGGGGTTGAACTTCTCGCTCGGCAATGTAATCAAGTATGTTGCACGGGCGGGGCGAAAGACTGACAATCCGATTGAGGATTTAGAAAAAGCGAAGTGGTATATTGAGAGGGAAATTGAAAAACTAAAACAGAAATAACATGGAACAAAAGACGGCGGTGGATTGGTTAATAGACCAAGTAGAAGATTTTATTGGTTTAATACCAATAGATATTATTCAACAAGCCAAAGAAATGGAAAAGCAGCAGATAATGGATGCGTTTGACTGTGCATTATTTGGACATGGAATTAATGGTGAGCCATGTGCAAGCGGAGGAAAATACTACACCGAAACCTACGGCAAATGAGATACTCCCAAAACAACGAACAAGATGTAATCGAACAGTACTTCCGCACATCGGGAGTATTCCTTGACATTGGTGCCAATGATGGACAAACTTTGTCCAATACCTATTCCCTGCAACTCAACGGATGGGGTGGAGTACTTGTAGAGCCGAGTGAAGATGCCTTCAACAGGATCCCACCCAATGACAAGGTTAAAGCGTTCAATGTGGCAATAGGTACGGCTGATGGCACTTGTACTTTCCATGAAATGGGAACACATCTGAACAGGGGCGATGTATCGCTGCTATCCACCATTAAGAAATCAGAGATTAAGAGATGGAATGGTACAGAGTTTAAGGAACGTATGACAGAGGTGTGGACTTATAAGACATTGGTCAAGAACTCCCCCTACAAGGTATTCGATTTCATTTCGATTGATGCCGAGGGTATGGACTTTGAGATATTGGAGCAGATCAACCTATCTGGTACACAAATGGTATGCATTGAACACAATGGCAATGCTGACTTATTCCAACTCATTAAAGAGTACTGCAACGGGTTCGGACTGCATAAGAAATTATTAAACAATTTAGAAAATGTAATATGGGCAAGGTAACATCACAAGTAGAAATAAAGAAACAAGATTCAAATACTGAGTACCCCAAATTAATGATAGGTGATAAAACCGGTATAATAGTTTTATTTAATTGGCCTAGCCGTGGAACAGTTATAAATACTGGTGATGGTACAACGTGTGTAGAAATAGGAGAACATTATACTGAATGGAAAATGGAAACATTTAAAGATTTTCATGGCTCGGTAATATTAAATAATCAATAATATGGGCAAGGTAATCACATCCCTTTCTTCCACAGGCAGGGAGAACTATAACGAGGCGATGTTAGGGCTAATCCGGTCTATAAATCGCAATGCTCCCGACTATGACACTCATTTGCGGAGTGTGGATGGCTATGTGGATGAATACCGGGGTAGGAAAATACTGCAAGGCAAATGGCCGAAGTCGCAGCAGTACGAATCATGGTCGCATCAAAATATGCCGTATCAGTTCAAGCCGGTAATGATAGCCGAAGCGTATGAGTTTGGGTACCGAAAGATTATTTGGTGCGATTCAACCATTCGAGTAATGAAGAACCCTGACC